ATTCGGTTATAAAGTTGAAAAACAAATAGGTTCTGCGACGATTGAAAAGGGGTCAAACTCTTTCGTCCCGCCGGACTTAAACGATGGTTCCACTGTTATCAACGGTGGAGGAATAAACGCCTTCGCCACCAATTTTGACGTATCTTTCAAAAACCAGAAAGATTTGATTGGGCAATACAGAGAAACTTCACAAAATCCCGAGGCAGAACTTGCTATCGACGATGTTGTTAATGAAGCAATTGTATTGGACCCATATAAGAACGCGGTATTGATTCATCTGGATAAACTAGATGCTTCAGATAATATCAAGAAAGTTATTACAGAAGAATTTGATGTAATTACTAGAAAACTAGAATTTAATAATTCTGGACCTGATATTTTTAAGCGTTGGTACGTTGATGGTGCTATTCACTATCACATAATTTTTGACAATGATAATGTCAAGAAAGGTATTAAGGAGTTGAGATATATCGACTCTATGGATATCAAGAAAGTAAAAGAAGTAACAAAAGATAAAGATAAAAATGGCATAGAAGTAGTTAAGAAAGTAGACGAATATTGGGTTTACAATACAGAAACTATGACTGGCATACAATCTTTAAGAGTTGCAGATGAGTCGATCGCCACTTCGGATAGTGGTTTATTTGATTCAGGAAAAGAAGTTACATTGTCTTATTTACATAAAGCAATGAAACCTATTAATCAACTTCGTATGCTAGAAGATGCGATGGTGATTTACAGAATTACAAGAGCACCAGAAAGACGTGTGTTCTATATTGATGTTGGTAATCTTCCTAAAACGAAGGCTGAGCAATATCTTAGAAACATCATGAACAAGTTTAAAAACAAAATGGTTTATGATGCTTCGACTGGTAAAGTCAAAGACGGTAAGAATTCAATGTCTATGATGGAAGATTTTTGGTTACCAAGAAAAGAAGGTGGACGTGGTACTGAAGTTACTACATTGCCTGGTGGTCAAAACTTAGGTGATATGGACGACGTGATGTATTTTCAAAAGAAAGTATATCAAGCACTTCATGTTCCACCATCTAGAATGGATCAAGACCAAACATGGGGATTTGGACGTTCTGGTGAAATTAGCAGAGACGAATTGAAGTTTACTAAGTTTGTTTCTAAGTTAAGAAAACGTTTTTCAGATTTATTCTTTACCTTACTTCGCACTCAATTGATTGCGAAGGGTATTATAAGTAAGAGTGAATGGAACGTTTATAGAGAACAAATTGAGTTCGTATTTGCGGATGATGGTTACTTTAGTGAAATAAAGAAACTTGAAATGATGAACCAAAGAATTGAAATGTTAGATACTATTACTAACGGTGAAATGATTGGTCGTTACTACTCTATTGAATGGGTACGTAAGAACATCCTTATGCAAACGGACGAAGAAATTGCCGATATGGATAAGTTGATGGCAAAAGAAAAAGGAGACACACCTACAGATGATGAAGGTATGTCTACCGATACATATTAAAATTAAGGAAATATTATGAGCAATTTAGAAAATTTAATTAAATACGCAAGAGAAAAGAAAGCAACTGCGTTTAAAGACACATTTACTGCAGAAATATCAGATAGAGTATCCGCAAAATTTGATTCAATGAAACAATCAATTGCTAAGACAATGTTTGCTAAAGCAGATAAGTAACTCCGGAGAAGATTCATGAAAACATTTAAACAAATAAGAGAAGAACTAGAAGACGAAACGTTGGATGTATATACGTTTACTTCTGAGCAGTGGGACGAATTGTCAGAAGAAGAACAAGACGACTTTGAAGACTTTGAAGTTGACGGTGAATATGAAGCAGAAAACGGTTCTTCTATTTGGGTTGTTGGTGACGAAGAGTTTGATGTTTTAGGTGTTATGGATGACGAAGACGATATTGAAGAAGCAACTAAATATTCAGGGCGTTCTCGTAGACAAGTTCATATGACTCAAATTAAAAAACGTCGTATGAAAGGTCGCAATAGACAACAGAAACTTAAAACTAACATCAAACGTAAGAAGGCAAATAATAAAATTAAAATCAAACGTAATAGATTAAAAATCACAAGACGTTTTGGTAGTGGTGATAAGTCTGGACGTTCTGGTAAGATTGGTGCTCAACGTAAGAGACGTGGTGGCAGAACAATTACACATAAAGGTTAAAGGAGAATATTATGAGATTAACAGAATCAATTAATAATGTATTGAATGAATCAATTCCAGGTCCAGTTTTAAAATCAGCAAAGAGTGATTTTAAAAAGGCAAAAGGAAGTTTTGACGGAGCAGTAGGTTATCTAGGTGATATTGCAGACGATATCAGAACATATGATCCGAAGACTGCTGCACGAGTAACGGAATTATACAGACAGATGTTGAAGGTACAATCCACTTTCGGTAAAGTTAAACTTTAGGAGAAACGTTATGAGACTAATTTCCGAAATAAATGAATCAGTAAATTACATCACTGAAGGTAAAGGCAAAGACCTTTATATTGAAGGTGTATTTTTACAAGCAGATTTAAAGAATCGTAATGGACGTATGTATCCTGGTGCGATTATGGAAACCGAAGTTAAACGTTATACTGAAACGTACATCGATAAGAAACGTGCGTTTGGTGAATTAGGACATCCTGATGGACCTACGATTAACCTTGACCGTGTATCTCATATGATTACGGCATTAGTTAAAGAAGGAAGTAACTACATTGGTAAAGCAAAAGTTACGGACACTCCTCACGGAAACATTGTAAAGAATTTAATTAACGAAGGAGCTCAACTAGGTGTATCATCACGTGGTATGGGTACGTTAAAGGCCAATAAACAAGGAATTCAAGAAGTACAAAGTGACTTCTACCTTGCTACTGCCGCAGATATTGTGGCAGACCCCTCTGCACCAGATGCATTTGTAAATGGCATCATGGAAGGAAAGGAATGGGTTTGGGACAACGGAGTTATCAAGGAACATGATATTGCAGAAATGAAGAAAGAGATTGAGTCTACGAGTAAATCTAAACTAACTGGTTTAGAAGCACGTATTTTCGAGAAATTTATGAGTGGTTTGTAATAAATAGTTAATTGTTAAAGTAATTAGTTTTATAAATAATAGTAATTAGAAATAAAAACTAATTTAAGATTATAATCAAAATATATTAGGAGAACCTAAGATGAAGTTAAAAACAGAAACTGGCGAAATGTTAGTTCTAGATGAAGCACAGGAATTTTATATTTCTGAAGATGCTAAATCTGACACTTCAATTGATGTATCTGAAGTTGATGCGTTATTAGAGTCTGGCGATTTAGAAATCGTTGCAGAAGAGTCTGATGAAGTTGTTGAAGCAGCTGCACCAAAAGCAACTAAGTTAAAGAAGAAAAAGATTAAGGCAGATGGTTCTGGCGAAGTTGAAGTATTCGAAGACGAAGACGAAGATGGTGACGACGAAGACGAAGATGACGAAGTTGAAGAAGACAAAAAAGTTATTGCTAAAGAAGAAGTAGAGTTAGAAGTAGATGTTAAGGAAGACATGAACGCATTGTTCGACGGTCAAGAATTAACTGAAGATTTCAAAACTCGTACAACTTTAGTATTTGAAACTGCTGTTAAATCAAACGTTAAAGCAAATTTAGCATTAATTGAAGAGAAGATGGAAGCAGAATTAACTGCTAAAACTGATGCTCTTTTAGAAGATGTTACTGCTAAACTAGACGGATACCTTGATTACATGGTAACTGAATGGGTTGAAGAGAATGCTGTTGCGGTTGAAAATGGACTTAAAAATGAAATCCTTGAAGATTTTGTTGGTGGTTTACAGACATTATTTGCTGAAAATTACATTGAGATTCCAGAAGACAAATTCAACGTAGTTGATGAGCAAGCAATTGAAATTGCTGGTCTTAAAGAAGAATTAGACGCAGAAATGAATAAGAATGTGGAAGCACGTTCAGCATTGAATGATGCTACTGCGAAAGATATTTTCGGTACAGTTTCTGAAGATTTGACTATGACACAAGTTGAAAAACTTACTTCTCTTGCAGAAGGTGTTGTATTCGAAGACGCAGAGTCTTATACAGAAAAGTTAGAAACTCTGAAGGAAGCATACTTCCCTACAGAAGAAAGGAAAGAAGAAGTGATTGCTGAAGGTAAAACTGAAGTAAAAGATTCTGAAGAAATGAGCGAATCAATGAAACGCATCGTATCTTCACTTTCAAGTTCAAAAGAAGCAAGCATCTTAGGTGCTTAACATTTATAGTTAATAAGGAGAAAACATAATGTTTTTATCAGAAGAAATTAAAGATAAGTGGCAGCCGGTTATGGAGCATGCAGATGTTCCGAGCATTAAAGATGCTACTAAACGTGCAATCACTTTACGTCTT